ACTATAAATAAGAGACGAAAATCCAATAAGAGAAGAAAAACCAATAAGAGACGAAAAAACTATAAGAAATAGTAACATATATTATTTTTTGTATCACGCAAAAAATAATCTGTGGTAAACTTTAAACCTGCGGCAAGATAAATCAAAAAATCTTATACCTATGTGTATAATGATAAATCAATATGTCAACAAATTGATAGACAATCTACCAGATAAATTCAAACAACAAAAGTCACCATTGCGGTTGGACCTTGTTTTGGACGGTGGTATGTTCAACGGATCATATTTGGTAGGGGCAGTTCACTTTTTGAAGGAGATGGAGCGACAAAAATACATCAAAGTGGAACGAATTTCAGGAGCAAGTGTGGGATCAATAGTTGCCCTCTTGTATTTGTCCGATTCTCTCGAATCAATGCCTGATTTATATAATATATTTTACAATGAGATAAAAACATCAAACACGATGACATGTATCCAGCAGATCAAACAACACTTACTTATTGACAAAGATATGTACAAACAATTCAATAATAAATTGTATATTTCATACAATAACATTAAAACTAGAAATAAAATAACTAAATGTGTTTACAAATCTAACAATGATGTGTTTGACACTATCTCCAAGTCTTGCCATTTGCCTTTCATAATGGATGGAAAGTTACTGTATAAAGGTAAGTATTTTGATGGAGTGAACCCGTATATGTTCAATCCATGCTCGTCTCGGAAGATTCTACATTTAGATCTGTTTGGATACGACAAAATATTACATTTTTTCAATGTAAAAAATGAAAAGACAAACTGCCATCGGGTACTGAGTGGAATGTTGGACATTCATAACTTTTATATTAAGCAAACCGATACCCCGATGTGCAGTTATGTGAATGATTGGGGCATAATAAACAGATCGCGTTCATCTATAAAATCAATATACGAAACAGTCCTTGTATATACCATATGTATTTTGAATATAATAGGGCGATATACCAATGGATTAGAAACATCCATATTCTATAAACTGTTTGCACGGATCGTTAAGGAATGTTTTGGAGTTATGTTGGAGTCCTATTGTATGTGATAACGAGTGTATGTGATAACAAGCGTATGTGATAACGAGTGTATGTGATAACAAGCGTATGTGATAACGAGTGTATGTGATAACGAGTGTATGTGATAACATATACTTATTATCATATTATATAGTATAGATGTTGTTCAAGAATATTTCTCAGTTCGGCGACACAAGCGATTACCTGTCCATCTTCAACGGTGTTCTGATAACAGATATGATTGTTATTTGTCTACTTATCGGCGGCGCGATTAAATCGAATGTTCTGAAAACCTGGTACGCAGATCTGAGTTTAAGCGCTGTTATTGCAGATGTATTGATCATTTTCATTGGAATCATTTTAGCGCGTTTGTTGTATCCCTATATTTTCAAGGAATATTCTCTCATCAAGTTCATTGGATTAGCGGTCTGCATACAGGTTGTTCATGATATTCTGTTTTATCAATTGTGCATGTCGGTCCCTCGCGGTAGATCCCAGATATTGGACATATTCAAAGATTACGGCAGAGAGAATGGATATAAAGCTATTCTCTCGGATAGTGCGATGATGATTTGTGCTATACTCATCGGATCTTACTTGAAAGGCAAAAGCTTGAATGTGAATCTGATCACAATGATTGTTGCGGTCTATATAGTGCCGTATTTGATTTATAGTGTGTAAATTTATGAAACCAATAACGGTTACATAAATTTAATATTTTCGTTTCTTTCGTTTGGTTGTATTATTTGTTGAATAATAAATTCCAAAAAATGACTTTCTCTTTGCGGTTTTCTTCAGCTTCTTCTTCTTTGGTGCCTTTTTTTCAGCCTTATCACCATTGTCTTTCTTAACAGTAACAGGTTTATAACTCAAGAACCATTCATCATACTCTTTGGTTCCTTTCTTCGATTTTAGTTCTACATACATGTGATTCTTATGTTCTCTCATCTCTGCCACACTCTCCTGGTGTCCATAGCAAGTGATGCTGAATCTTCGCAACAGACCCTTCTGCTCCAAACGGTTCTTCTGCTGCACATCAAACAGGAACTTGGACATGCACAAAATTCGATCCATAAATTCAGTGTAATAGTCGCGATCCGTGTACAGGAACGCAAGATAGAAATTTAACATGGTATCAATTGATGCAACATTGACCTTCTGTCCGCTTATTTTGATGACATTGTAACTGTGACACCCGATTGGTTTATATACAAATGCAATTGTGTCCTTATTTACAATAATCTCGTAATGCACAGGTATTATTTCACCGACAGGTTCGTGCTTCACGATCTTGACATTTTGAATGCCGATATCATTCAGCCTTTCTTCAACAATTTCACATGTTGTTTCTGGATCGTTCGAGAGAACATCGAAATCGGGGATATGCTTAACCTTCCGTTGTTGCTTTTCCGGCATGTACCGCGAATACAGATTGATCGCGTAACCTCCAAAGAATACGACACCTTGATTGACAAATGTCTCTCGCGTCACCTTGTAAATTTCATCTTCATTTGTAATGTCGCCCATTGCTCGTTGGTAATCAATAGAATCACAGTCAACTGTCTTCAACGGATAGTATTTATTTAGTAGAGAGAGACGCTTAAACACTTTCTCAAATCTGTCAATTTGCCCTGCTGGTCGGGAGAGCTCCAAGTACATTGCCATCTTCAAGAAATTGGCTGGACAATACAAGATACCCTTGACGCGGACAGCCTCCTTTTTCAACGCATTGAACAGTTCGGGAGGAATATAGGTGATGTCGGCAACACCCAGGAAATTGCAGTACACTTTGAATGTTCCCTTGTGAGCTCCGGCTTTCGCCTCCACTTCTGTGTATCCCTTCTTCGCATAAATGTCCGCCAACTCTTTGGCATCTTCCATCGCATTGGGAGAGTAGAAATCGTAGTCGCTTAGCTCAGCCTCCTTGTCGTAGATCTTGTCTTGTTCAGGAAGCAGAGCATCAATTGCAACGCCGCCATAACAAATCAGACTCTTCTTTTTCAAAAAATCTTCGACTATTTGAATCATCTCTTGGACTTCTGGTGTATTGACGAGTCGTTTTCCCATTTTTGTTTCGGCTAAATCAACAGCACTTCGAAGAATGGCTAATTCGCATTCTTGAAATGTCATTGATTTATTGCATTTTACTGTTTCTTTCTTCATATACAATCGAGAGAAAATTATTATACAGTATATGTAACTCCTAGAGGAGCATCTAGTATTCTTGGTTCATACGAGAGAGATGGATCTTGCTCGACGGGTGGTGGAATTGTGACTGGCTCATATCGCATATTCTCCAGTTTCCTAACAAATGCATATCCGTTATTGTCAAAGAAATTAATGTCACTTAGTAAAAAGTTGTCTACATATTGGTAACGCATCGCAACAAATTGGCATCCAAGTTCTCGCGCATAATCTGCGCTTGGATTCGGCGGATTCACCCCGCCGTCGGGCAAAACAATTGTCATATATGACCCCTTGTTGAAATTGCTCAATTCGTCAATGTCGGGAACATTTTTCACTCCAAAGTATGGATAGGAACGAATATTACCAGAATTACTCGTTGCATTTATATACTCGACCAAATTGGTGTTATCTTGAAATGATTTGTTGCTTTCATCCACGATTAACACAATCTTACTTTTCAGTTCAGACAAACGACGCAATCCCAAATTCTGATTATAGTTTACATAACTAAACTCTTTTCCGAGCATTTCCCTCGTGTACGATTGGAATATATTTGCTATTTCCTTGTACATTTCCGGGTTATTGCTCTTGAATCGCAAATGGAGTATGATGGGATCCAACTTATTCGGCGCTCCATCTCCAAAAGCGTACAACTTAATAATACTCATCGCGTCTGAAAACTTGACATAGTTGTAGGTTTCCTTAACATAATAGTTGTCGGCTGTGGATGTGGAAACAACGGGCTGCCCATCAACGGAGTATATTTCGAAATCCAAACACCTAGCCCCCTGTTTTATAACACTCTTTAAATTGCAGACATTCACATAATCGTTCTTGTAGCTTCCACCCGAACAACAATTGTAAGCCGTCTTTACATAATAATTGCACAAGAAATCGCTTGAGTCTGCTGTATTGGACTTTATTTTACCATTCAAATCACCATACATTTTGGTCATGTAGGCGCACTCACTTGCTTCAAGTTTGGTAGTATACAATATATACAATAACAACAAGCATATAATAAACACAATTAACAGTACTAACATGTTTGTTATGAAGGTTTGATCTAACTCACGAATGTTGTCAACTAATTCCTCGTATTTTTTAGTCATCGTTTGTTGAATTGAAATAGATTCGTCGGCCATAATATACAATTAGAGTATTTTTTGCCAATTAAATATTAAATATTAGTATTTGTATATAACAAATGACCGGCGGCTTAATGCAACTTGTGGCTCAAGGCCAACAAAATGTAATATTAAATGGTAATCCAAGCAAATCATTTTGGAAATCGAGTTATGCCAAATACACTAATTTTGGTCTTCAACGATTTCGTCTAGACCACGAAGGAACTCCATCGCTACGATTAACGGAGGAATCCACATTTACATTTAAAATCAAACGATATGCAGACTTGTTGATGGACTGTTATTTGTCGGTGACACTGCCTAATATATGGTCGCCGATAATGCCTCCGCAACCAAAGCCTCCTGTTCCTGGTAGCAATCCAGAGGATCCAGTTGAATACACGACTTGGGCGCCATATGAGTTCAAATGGATCGATGACTTGGGAGCGCAGATGATCAGCAAAATAAGCATCACTTGTGGCAATCAGACATTACAGGAGTATTCAGGACGATATTTGTTGGCTGCTGTGCAGCGCGATGTTGGAAAGAAAGGACTGTTTGATGAAATGTCTGGAAACATCGCAGAGTTCAATGACCCCGCCAACGACCGAGCGCATGTGAACTCTTACCCGAATTCTTATTACACTGATTCTCCAGCCGGGGCGCAGCCGGCGATTAAAAGCAAGACGATTTATGTCCCGCTTGGTGCGTGGTTCAATATGCGCAGTACCATGGCGTTTCCTCTAGTCGCGCTGCAATACAATGAGCTTCAAGTCAGCATTACATTTCGTCCAGTATGCGAGCTGTTCCGCATTCGTGATGTTTTAGATTGGGTGAATCAGTTTCCGTATGTGGCGCCAAACTTCAATTTATGGTATATGCAAATGTATCGATTTCTGCAGACTCCTCCGGCGGAAAATATTGGTGTTGATAATCAACAGTGTTATATTGACAGACGAACCGACTTTAATTCCGACATTAATTTGAGTTGCACATACTGTTTCTTGTCCAACGATGAAGCGAAACTGTTCGCCAAGAACGAACAGAAGTATTTGTTCAAGCAGGCGCGCGAATCTGTGTTTTACAATGTGACTGGACAGAACAAGGTTGAGCTGAATTCGATGGGTCTCGTGAGCGGATGGATGTTCTATTTCCAGCGTTCTGATGCGAATTTGCGAAATGAGTGGTCTAACTATACGAATTGGCCGTACAATTATGTTCCAAACGATTCAACACCTGGTTCTGCAACTGGAAATGTTGTGTATCCTTCGCCTATTCCGGGTGATCCACCAATTTACATTGGACCGGGAGTGAATGTTGACGGGACACCCACCGGTCTTTTCGTATCGGGGCCATACAGCCCACAAAACAACAAGGAGATTTTGGTTGGTTTAGGAATCCTTTTGGACGGACAGTATCGAGAGAATATTCTCCCAGTGGGAATATTCAATTATATAGAGAAATACACGAGAACCGCGAGCGTCGCACCCGAGGGCGTCTACTGTTACAATTTCTGCTTGAACTCGGGACCTTCTGATCAGCCTTCGGGGGCGATGAACATGAACAAGTTCAAGAATGTCCAATTTGAGTTCACTACGATTATTCCGCCGCTGGATCCTTTGGCACAATCTTTGACAATTTGCGACCCCCAAACGGGAGAAATCGTCGGAATCAATAAACCGACATGGCGCATTTTCGACTACAATTACAACTTGTATGTTATGGAAGAGAGATACAATGTCGTAACATTCATTGGTGGTAATGCAGCGCTCTTGTACGCAACCTAATCCACTTCTGTATTCCACTCAAGTGGTCCATCATCAATAAATTCCCCTGTTACAGTGTAGTGATTTGGATATTTCATTTCTCCCTCAAATCCTACGAGTTTGTACCGCTTATCAAATTCTCGAAGACTGTTGTCGAATGAGGATCTCCAAACATTAGTTCCAAAGTTTGCCATAGGTGGGCTTGTGTTGACAATTGGTTGACCTGTTGTAAAACCATCGATACTATTCATTAAATATAAACTCATGTAAATAGCTATAATGATAAGAATAAAATATAACAGAGACACTAACTTCATATATACTATTAAGCGTTATTATTTATTTAGCGAAAATTTATTATTCTTGTAATATAAGCAATGTCAACCGCAGAAAAATCACTAGAGGACATAAGGAAAGAAAAAGAACAACAAGTTGAATCTGGAGTAAAAACCGTGTATGTTTCATCAATGGGGTTCTTAACTTCTACAGCAAAGACTGTGTTCTGGACAACCCTCTATTTCGCGTTAGGCGCAATTGTATTGTATTGTTCCAAAATTGGAAAAGCAAATATACTGCCTGAAGAGAACACATGTATACCCAAAATACCTGGAAATGAAATCAATGTTTTTATAGAAGGCGGAAATTCCCAAAAGTTTAAATTTAACAATAGTCCTGCAAACACCAAGAATTTCTTCTTGGATATGTTTCGCAATTATTCAAACAAAAAGAAGGGCAAAAGTCAGTTTCCGCTTTATGGTATAGCACTGTTTGAATCCCTTATATTGAAAAACAATATGATATTAAATACAGTTTTCACATTTTTCAACGATAAATTTTCGGAGTCGGTTATTATTTTAATCGGACCAATCTTGCTGGGTATCATAGTGTCGTTTTTGGGTATTATAGATTGTTTCTACTTTTTATATATATGGTTTACAAGTCTTTCGATCTTCTTCAAAAAGGAAGATCCTGTGTCAGGTGACATGATTAGTCTCGACAGCAACGATAAGACAAGCAGTTATTTTTGGGCACTTTGCAAAGCAGTCATTGTCTTATGTTTCACCACTATAGCGTTAGGACTTGCGCCGGGAATTGTTTCAATTGTATTATTGTCGTGCCTTATTGGAATGATTGGTTATCAAGGTAAGTTACGAACAAAAGTAGGTTTTGACAAGGAGTTATCTGTTGGGTCGTTTATTATTGAAACATTCAAATTCTTCAAAGTTGGAATTATGATAATACTTTCCATCATAGTGACTATAAATGCATTTACAAATTTAGGAGCATTGGCTGGGATATTTGCAATCGTCGTTATATTGCTGATCAAGTTTGATATTATTTCTATTGGATTGTTCAAGCCCATTGTGCCAGACTTTATATCAAAAAGAACAGATGATTGCGACCCTAATGTAGCAGGACAAAAGGGTGTTACACCCGCATGCGACAATCTCACTGGTAATGCTTGCAGCGGACAAAGTGGTGGCGGTAAAAAAAGGAAAGTAACCCAAGGATATTTAGAACAATTCCTTGATGATGTTACTGGCAAAACACACAAAGATTTGATGAGACAGATCAACTCTCTCAAGCGATTGAGCTAATCCACCTTTGGAAAAGGTGGAGCCAAAAATATATTTTTAAAAGTCGCTTTGCGTTTGGCTCCACCTTTCCCAAAGGTGGAATAAAAAATTGATTTTAAATATACTACTTAAAATCAGTGCAATAATTAGAATAACATGAGTAACGACAAGAAACTCGAGGATAAGGAGCTCGCTGTCAAGTATCAGGAGAAAACCCCCATTGAGCATGTGCTGCACAATACGGCAATGTATGTCGGTTCCACTGAACTGATTGATTCTTTGCAGTATATTTGCAGCGATGACGGGACAATTATAAGCAAGACGATTCAGTACAATCCAGGTTTCAATAAGATATGCGACGAATTGTTTGTGAATGCGACCGACCATGCGACGCGCACAGCCAAAGACGCCAATAAGGTGACCAAGATTGAAGTGATGATCAACAAAGTCACCGGACAAATTTCAGTCACTAACGATGGTCCGGGAATCGATGTAGCACAACACCCCGAATCAAAGACATGGATTCCCGAAATGATCTTCGCTCGTTTGCGCACTTCCACAAATTACGATAAAGACGAGAAAAAGATTGTTGGTGGGATGAACGGTCTCGGTGCTAAGCTGGCAATCATATTGTCATCCGCTGCATCTGTGAGAACGATAGACTCTGTTCGTTGTCTGGAATATTTCCAGGAATTCAGCGACAACTTGGCCGTTATTGGAACACCAGTTATCAAAAAGAGTAAAGTCAAGTCATTCACTACCATCACAATCCAGCCTGATTACAAGCGTTTCGGTTTGACAACCGGACTCACTGACGATATAATTGCATTGTTGCAGCGTCGCGTATACGATATGGCGGCAATTGTCGGCAAGGGGGTCAAAGTCAAGTTCAACGACGAACTTATTCCCGTCAAGAGTTTCAAACAGTATATTGACTTGTTTATTGGCGCAGATACCTCGCGGGTGTATGAGGAGGCGGGAGAGCGGTGGGAGTACGCGGTATGCCTG